ATCCACTCCGTCTGTTTTTAAGGTAGCATATTCCATAACTCCTTTTATCTGCCTTACAGGCTTCCCAGAATATGTAGAATAATCTATTTGATTCTCTAAAGTTTGGTTGACCCACGTCAATCTTGGACCACTGCAGGTACATGTAATGAGTACCAGTAATATAGGTAGGAATATTTTTATTAATAAACCAAAAACCTTCTTCACGTTTTCTAAATTCTTGGTTAATGTAATCATACCATTTTTCTTTAAAATCATTTGGATGTTCTTCCCAGTCAAATACTGACTTTATTTTTTTTAGTTCTTTTGGATATTCAGTATGTTCCCATTTGTTATCAATAAAAACGTGTGGTGTTTCTTGTTTAGGCAAGGCTATTTTTAATCCTTGTATTTCGTAAACATCACCGATTTTACCCGTCTTGCTTATAATTACAATATCGTATTCTTTATTGTAACCATATTCCCACTTACTATATCTATTGTTTCTATTTAAAACCTTGGTTTTTATGTAGTTAGGTATAATCTTATATAATGACTGTTCGTACATTACTTAGATCTTCCTTCAGCAAAACCTTTAAAAGAAGTTTCTTTAACACCTTCTGTTGGTTTTTCGTTTATTATATCTTCTTCTAATTGTATTCTAGTAAGAATTTCAAAAGCATCAAATATTGCTAGCTTTTTAGTTGCAGCGGCATTTTTAAGTCTATCAGCTGAGATATCATCTCCTGAGTCAACGATCTTTTCTTCTGCCACCTTGATTAATTCTTCAACTGCTTTTCGACCAGCTTGGATTATACTCAATTTCGTTTCCTTGGTATTCATATTTAATTACAATATCATTTGATTTCATACAATATAATCTTTCATTATCAATGAAAAATTCATACTCACAACCCTCAACATAACCAACCACATCTCCTGGTGTTATTTTAATAGCTTCTAATGAACTATTTCCGTATTTTAATATACCAATAAGTTTATTCTCTTTATCAAGTGTTAGATCATCATTATTAACAATAGGTTTTACAAAACATCTATCATTAAAAGTGTTCCAATTATTTTTACTTTTATACATATAAATTTGATCTAAAGAAACAAAATATAAATCTTCTATGAATTTGGATCTACTTGTTTTTTGTTTACCTCTAATATCTCTAAAAGTTCTAAATACATTATGATGTATAACAATAATATCTCCTTTTTTTATTTTTGTTTCAAAAGCTAATGGAACCTCAACAACTTCTGCCATATTATTTACAGCTCTAAAGTTATTAAGGTCTACATTAGTTATAAGGCTTTTGTCACCTATTTTAATTTCACTATTGTATTTTTCACCTAATGGTTTAACAATAAAATCTAATAAGCTTTTCATTTAATATTGTAAATCGTACTCAACTGATATTGCCATATTGCAATTAAAGTTTTTCCAAGGCATTACTTCTTGATTTTTTTTAATGTATATACTATATGAGTTTTTTTCTTCATGGTGTAATATATGGGAGATTTCATGTCCCCCATATACTTGTTGACCTACTGCGTAGTGCATTGCATCGTTTTTATAATCAGAACCTATACTTATTTTTCTGATCACATTAGTCATTTTCTTCCTCAGGAATTAGCTCATAAGATCCATCTTTTAAATCGATATTAACCTTACCATATTTGTCTTCAAGCTCCTTTTTAATAACTTCCATTTGCTCAGACTCTTTAGCGAACATTGTTACTAGGTCTGCTTTACGCAATTCACTAGCACCAATCTCTCCTTGAATTTGTACCATTTTGTTATTTAGCTCAGTCACTTGCTTAAGCTCTTCCGGGGTTATTTTGCTATTTTCTTCCATTTGATTTAATTTAATTGTTTTCATTTGTTTTTATTATTACCTATATTTTTACCTTTTTCCCATGTCCTACCAACAAAGTACGCACCGTACACAGTTACTAGTAGTGATTGAAAGATAGGTATATAAGTTGGTTCTATATTAAAACCACCTATGTTACCGTCAAAGAAAGCACACGCTGTAAAGATAACTGTTAAATATACAATAATCAATGGTCGTATGTTTTTTGATAAAAAACTATCAGACTTCATATCTGAGTCCCACCTTTTGGTAACTTGCTGTTGAGCTTCACTATCTGCTTTTAAAAGTATTTCTTTAATAGCTTTTTGAGCATTTAGCTTTTCTTCTTTTGATGTTGTTAAATTATCTAGCACTTCTCCAACTTGTTTGACTACACCACCACTTAACAATTGCAATAACTTATTCATGAGTTCTCGTAAGCTTCTTTTTCCCAAGGCAAATTCTTTGCCCCTTCAACCATAGAAGCTCTTGAATACTTTTTACCTTTCCAATAAACATTACTATTATCATATTCAAGATCACCTCGTTTCATTTGGTCAATATGAACCATCTCGTGGTCTACAACTTTTTGTTTCTCTAATGGAGATAGGTTTTTGTTAACTAAAATAGTTCCATTATTATTAGCCTCTCCCATTACACCTTGTTCAAGATTTCTCTCGTATATGGGTGTATTGCAAGTGCAAATAGGTGAATCCATTTTAAATGCCATATTACTTTTTCTTATTATACATTTTTAATGGGTGTTTTGACCCATAAGATTTAAGAGCGCTGTTAAAATTAACAACTGACTTTACGGCTTTAAAATTTCTATCTTTTTTTGCAGGGCCTGTTTCAAATTTCAATGTTTTTTTAGATCCATCTCTATTAAAGTCATAATATTCTGCTGTCGTCGCACCTGTTCTTAATTCTCTTTCGTCTTTGTTTTTATAATATTCATTAACATCCTGCTGGTGTTTAGTCATCAACTCTTTCGTTCCCATGTCTTTAATTTCAAAATCAGAAGAAGGTCTTTCTTTTATAATTTTTACTTTTGGTTTTGTAAAACCCGTTTTTAATTGATTTTTCTCTTTTTCTGGCATTATTTCCCGTATTTATTATATTGATTTTTACCGCTAGACTTCATATCTCTAACTAAAACATTTTCCATTTTAACTGGAGAACTACTACAGTGCTTAGACATAAAAGAACCTTTTTTCATGAGTGGAGATTTATCTCCTCCTTTGCCCATCATTTTAGGTCCTTCACCAGCTGCAACTTCTAGTTCTTCTGTCTTTTCATATTTAGCTGCTTTTTCATCTCCAGATTCATAATCTGCTATAGCGTTTCTAGATAAATCTTGCTCTATTCTTTGCTTTGACTTATAAAAGGGTGATTTCATAATTATTTATTGTTATTGTTATTATTTACCATTTAACTTTATCAGCCCAATAAGCAGCAGACATTTTGCCTTTTGCTATGTTTTTTCCGTGACGGGCTTTAAATGATTTTCTTTTTGCTTTCATTTTATCAGACTCTCCAGACTTAGGCTTACCAGCAGTGCTAGCTCCTTGCTCACCGAATCGTATAATCTTTTCTTTACCACTAGCACACGCTTTTACAACGTGAGATTTTTTAGGATGTGAAGGTGTTTTCTTTGGCTTATTACAAGCCATATCTTTTTTGCTTATTTTTGTTGCCATGTATTATTTTTCACCACAGGGTTTACCTGTTTTAACATTAACCCAATTTTCTTTTTCAAACCAGTCTCTAAGAGTAGCACCTTTTTTTCTAGCGCCTTTAACATTGGTAGAACTTGATCTTTTGTATTTACCAGATTTACCTGCTGATTCTTTAGCTCTTACAACTTTATCTTTCTGAGCTTTGCTCATTGACTTAACCTTAGCCGCTGGTAAGCATACTTTTTTAGTACCCCCACCTTTAACTTTACTTTTTGGCATTGTCTACTTTCTTCAGCATTTTATCTAAAGTAACAGCTTGACGTTTATGCATAGCTGAAGCTTTTTTTAATTCGCTTGATATAGTTTTTAAAGTTTTCTTATCCATTTTTTATTATTTATTACCAAATTTACTAGGTCCACCAGCTTTAGTACAGCGTACACCCCAACCAGAAGCATAAGCGCTAGGCCATACTTTAAACTTACGTTTTGCGGCTGCTTTA